TTTTTTATGTTGAGCGGAAGTCAAACGAAAATAAAGTCAACTTAGAGTATGAGCTAAGCGCGCTTATGGACGTAGAGGGCGTAAAGTTACCTAGGCGTGTTGTCATGTCTCAAAAATGTAGTTTCACCTATCGAGGCTGCGGATGTTTCTACGAAGGCGACGGAAATAGTGCTCAATCTTTTGCTGATAATGTTTATAATAAATGCGATATTAGACGAAGCGAATTGTCACTACCTGAGTCCGCTCCTCCAGTTTCCACTATAAGAGACGAAAGCATAAAAGATTTACTAGGCATAACTGAAGTAGTAGATAGAGGAATTTGGTTTAATACTAGCTACAATAAAGGCGACTATGTAAAAATGTCTAAAAACGGCTGTAATTACTACTTTGTTGCAAAAGATTCTATTCCTCAAGGTCAGGGCACTAAATATGCTCCACCCAATCCAGATTATTGGATAGCTGATTTATGCTCTAAAACTTTGCGCGGATGCAGACAAAGATGGGGCGCGAATGGCGCGGTAGAAATAGGCGATAGTACTGACTTCGTGAAAGGCGAATTACAGTTTGGAGGTTTTCCAAACGCCACTAGATTAGACCAGACACTAAGATGATAATTTCAGAAGAAATAAAATCTAAAATTAGATCTCATGCTCTTCAAAACAAAGAAGAAGAGTGCTGCGGATTAATCTATGAAACTGCAAATGATTTTAATCTTCAAGTTATGCCTTGTAGAAATTCTGCGGAAAATAAAAAAACTTTTTTCTCAGTCAATCCAGAGGATTATTTGAAAGCTTCTTTAAGAGGTAAGATTAAAATTATATATCACTCTCATATAACAGATAATGAAGATTTTAGTTTGAGTGACAAAGAAAATAGTCAAAAACATAAATTAGATTACATACTTTATAATCTTAAGAAAGACTCATTTCATTTTTACAAATATAAAACAAATGGAGTTAGCGAAATATCAAAAGAATTCATTTGGGGAGTGGCAGACTGTCTAATTTTAGTAAAAGAATATCTTAATAAAAAAAACATACCTCTTGCGCTACCAAAGAATCATCAAAAGGCTCGATATAACAAATCTTGGAATTCTAGATGGTTTGAAAAGTTCCCCAACGCAATTAGAGATACATTATCTGTAAATAATAAATTTAAAAAAGTTATAAATAAAAAAGACTTAAAACAAAATGATATTTTATGCTTTTCTGTTTTTAAATCAAAATTTGCACCAAAGTATGATCACTTTGGAGTATATGTAGGATCTGGTCAAATTTACCATCACCCAATTAATAGATATCCATCTGTAGAAGATTTAGGTAAATTTTATAAAGCAAAACTTGTAGATGTGTATAGATATTTAGAAAATGAATGACAAACTAGTAAACGTTCAACTTCACGGAGTTTTAGCTGAGCAAGTAGGAAGAGATACTTGGAACATCGCCGTGTCCTCAGTAGGCGAAGCTCTTAGGGCTATTGAAAGCCAAAGTAAAAAACTTTTTAAGAACTTAATTAAGAACGATAAAGAGAATGTAAAATATAGAGTATTAATAAACAAAAAAGATTTTCTTTATGATGAAGAAAAAGATATTAATACAAAAGAAGGTATAAACTCTTCTGAATTAATTAGAAATTATAAAGATTTAGATAGTATAGACATAGTTCCAGTTGTAGAAGGAGCAGATTTCAAAGATATTTTCGCAATTGTAACAGGAGTAGTCTTAATAGCTTTAGGCGTGTTTACTTTTGGGTCTAGTTCTTTTCTTGGAGCTTCTTTAATTGTAGGAGGTGTTGGTTTAGTCGCGGCTGGAATAGCCAACTTGCTAACGCCAATGCCAGAGTTTGGAGACTTTAGAGAAATAGAGGGAGGAGGCCGACGATCATATTTGTTTTCCGGCCCTGAAAATACAGTTAGAGAAGGCGGGCCAGTTTTTATAGGATATGGAAGATTATTGGTTGGTAGTCAAGTCATTCAATCTAGCGTCCAAACATTTGATGTTGCATCCGGCAACACTAAGAACCAAAGCAATCTTACTGACATGCCTTACTGGGGTAGAGAAATTTATGGATTAGATTATAGAGACAGAATAAAGAATACAGAGGGTACAGTGCAGGAAATGATGAAACAAAGAGTAGAAGATTGGAACAATGCTAGTTTTGAATCAGATGAATGTGGACCTGAAGGTTTAAAAATTGGATCAGCAACTACTTTATTAACTTCAAACGGAGATGATTATTCCGTAAATTACTCAGAAGATCGACCTGACGATACTTCAGGTGCAGATAGATTTGTAATAAGAAATGGAAAAAGAGTATTTATACTAGATGAAGCCTTTGATTATGATTAAGGAGATCAAGAGGTATGTTTGATTCAGATGCAGCAGAGCCACGTCAAGCTATATTTGACGAATTAGGAGTAGAGAGGACAGGAGATTCTAGCAATCTTTTTGTTTCGCTCTCTAACATGGACGTAGCAGATCTAATTTGCGAAGGTCAAATAGAAGGCTTGGTGAGTGGTGAATATAGATTTGTTGGCAATGCAGGAGAAACTGGATACCAGTCTTTTGAATTTGATGCTTATACTGCTCTCGACGAAGACGGCACCTGTAATACGGACTTAGGTTTTCTAAGATCAATATTTTGGAACGAAACTCCAATTGTAGATAAAGACGGATTTTATAATTTTCAAGAAGTAAATGTCGAATGGAACGAAGGCCTTCCTCAAGGAAAGCTTCCAACGCTAAATCCTAACTTGCCCAATGATAAAAACTTAAAAGGAGAAAGCGAGTTCGAGCTAACTTTATTCAGAAATATTGGAGAAAGACTATACGGGCCGACTATAGATCTCAACAAGGCTCCGGGATACTATCACGAAGATGATGCCGATAATAATTCTCCTACTATACTTGGAGAAATAGACCGAAACGCAAAGGTATATACTATATCAAACAAAGAATGCGTGGGGATTAGAGTAAATATCAGAGTTACTAGATTACTAGAGCAAATACAAGACGATGTAAAAGATAATATAGAAGTACAAAAAGGAGATGAAGACAGCGATGGTTTTTTTTCCCAACCAGAAGGCACTGCAAAAGATGGCAAACAGCAAGAGTTTGGCGCAGGCGATATGCGTGCGAGAAAAATAAAATATCAAATTTATACCAGACCGCTTTTTGACACAAGGCACCTAGAGACTTCTCCTCTTGGCGCTGATAACTCAGATAATCCACTTTTTGTAAAATGGAAAACTACCCCTGATATTGATGATGTTATATTTGGCAGAATAGAAGAGCCTTACGTAAGAAGTGTTGATATTAATTTTAACGAAATAGCTTGGAAGGAGTTAAATCCTAGAGAGGTCAACTATGATTATTTTATCGGCTGGGAAATCAAAATAGTCAGGCTAACCCCAGATTCTGCCCACACGTTTTTGAAAAACGAAAGTTTTGTAGACTCAATTATAGAAGTCTATGATTCTAAACTTCGATACCCTTACAGCGCTATGGTCTATTCAAAATTCAGCGCTGAGTTTTTCTCTAGGATTCCTTCAAGAGCGTATGATACTAAATTATTAAAAGTAAAAATTCCTAATAACTACGACCCAATCTTAAGAAGTTACGATGAGTCTTTGGGATTTTGGGATGGATGCTTTAAGGCTAGAAAAGCTTGGACTAATAATCCTGCTTGGTGCTTTTATGACATCATAACTAATAATAGATATGGCTTAGGTGATTATATAGATTCTCAGTATGTTGATAAATGGACTCTCTATGAAGTAGCTAAATATTGCGATACATTAGTTTCCGATGGTAAAGGCGGGCTTGAACCAAGGTTTACTCTTAATCATATTATAACATCAAGAGAAGAAGCTTACAAAGTTGTAAACGATTTAGCTTCAGCTTTTAGATCTCTTGTCTATTATGCTTTTGGAAATATATATGTTTCTCAAGACAGGCCTAAAGATCCGATTTATCAATTTACTACATCTAACGTTGTTGATGGATTATTCAACTATAGTTCCTCTGCAAAAAAGGCTCGACACACTGTCGCCATCGTAAGATACAACGACAAAAACAATTTATACAAACCCTCCATCTCGTATACTGAGGACCAAGCAGGGATACAGAGGTACGGTATAAGAGAAATAGAAACAACGGCTATAGGCTGCAGTAGCGAAGGACAAGCAAAAAGATTTGGTGAGTGGATACTTAGAAGTGAAATACTAGAAACTGAATCTGTTACTTTTACTGCTGGCCAAGAAGCAATGTATGTTAGGCCCGGCGATATTATTAGCGTATACGATGAATTTAGAAATGACAGAAAACTGGCGGGTAGAACTTTTCAAGTTAAAGAATTAAATTCTGGAATTATACCATCTGCTATGGTGCCGTCTGAAATTAGTTCTAGCGATTATCATATTACAGGTAACTCAATTATTATTGATAAGCCAATTGAATTTACTGCAGATAAAGAATACAAACTTAGCCTACTTACTCCTACTAGTTATTTTGAACCTGCTCAGATAACTCCAACTGAATGCGAAGAGACTGTAACGACAACTACTATACCGGCAACGACAGAAGAAGAAGTTGAAGAAAAAGCTTATAAAATATATAAAAATTATACTACAGAGGATAGTTTATATGGTTTTCCAACCGCCAACGGCTTTACCACTTTTATTAGCGCTTTTTCTACCACTAATACTGTTACGGTAGACCCTGAAAAAGGAAAATTTACTTTTAATTATCAAAGCTATAAAGATGCAAGCACACCAAGTAGACAAGATAAAAGCGGCCATCCGCAAAGATTCGTTCTGTCTTACGAAAAAGACGGTCAAACTAACTTTCTAAACTTGCAAAACGGAGAGTTTTCGACAGATGAATTCGCAGGAAGTTTTTATATTGGTTCAAAATTTCTTATTAGCGGGCCTAAAGATGCTAAACATGGCCAACAAGGCGATGAGAAAGGCCTTGCTAAAAACGGCGATCTCATTGGATGCCTAGAGAGGTACGGAGATGGAGATGCTGCTGCGGTTGCCGAGCGTAATTTCTTATTAAATAATGGACAAGTAAAAAAGGAAGAGTTAACTGACGGAATGTCCAATGCAGGAGACCTTAATAACGCAAAAACATTTAAGCAGGGCAGACAAGCCACTGTAAATTATGCAGAGGGAGTTCGTACTTTCACTAAGCCTGAAGGCGTAACAACCATTACCATCAAAACAGTCCACCCAATTAACACTACTACCACTGTAGATTCAGCTAGCGCTATAAGTTCCGTATTCAGAATTGGGCTAGTAAGAAATTCTAAAATTTCTATAAAAGAATCTACAGAAGAAAAAATAGTAGAAACTATAACCACAAGTGCTACTAATACAGATAAAGCATTAACTTCTGCGGAAATACCAGAAATCAGAAGGAATCAAATCCAAACAGTTACATTCAGCGGTTTCCAAGCATTAACTCACACTGGCAATTATAGTTCAGATTTTTCTGTTGGCGGCAGTGGAATAGTAACACAAATATTCTTAGACTCTGCAACTCAAAACTTAGATTTTACTGGCCATGTAATCACTGGATATAATACTAGTTCTGTTATAGGTGATTTAGCTAACGGAGACGGTCAGGAGTATAGCGCAACTTACGAAAATTATAGCGGATCTAATTTAGTTTGGTCGATAGAACCAGTTGTTTCCGACATGACATCAAACAGGGACTATACTTTAGATAAAGAGCTAGCCTCTGGCCATTCTCAAGAGTATAGAATTATAAATATAATAGAAAACGAAAAGAAATATGACATATCAGCTATAGAGTATACTGAAATAAAGTTTGAAGAAAAGCTAGCGGCAAGTGATGGCGGAGGCGGAAGTAAAGAAGGAATCGGCGGGCCTCCAGAAAATCCTAGGGCTGAAGAAGAGGAAACAGACCCTCCGTCAAACGACGGAGGCGGAGGTGGGCCTGAAAATCCTGTTCCTACCGAAGGCGAAGAAGGAGCCTGTTGTGAAGATCGCGGAGATGAAAAAATATGTCATCCAGAATTTAAAAGATCCGAGTGCGTTGAACTAGACGACAAGCTAAAAGAGTTAGGGCTTGGAGGAGCCAGTTTTCATAAAGATAAATCTTGTGAAGAAATAGACTGTAAACCACCCATAGTACCACCGGTAATAGTAAAGCCCCCACCACCGCCTGTAGACGAAATACAGAAATTCTTAAATCTTAATTTCAAGATGCATTTTGATATGTCGTCTATTTCTCAAAATCCAAACTGGAAGCTAAAAATAATCACCGATAGGGAAGCTTTTGAAAATGCAAGCGTATTTGGGATAGATATAGTAAAAGACGATGACGGAAATGATTCATTTGAAGCCTCAATGGGTAAATACTATCAGAACATTCTTGATGATTTTATTGGCAATATGAGCTGTGAAGATGCCGTCGATGAAGGACTTTACGCCTCATTAGCAGAATGTTATGCAGATGACTATCAAACAAAAGTCGATCGTTACGGCTCGGATCTTGTAGCCTATAGGACAATGCATTTTGATAAATCCGGTAAATTTGGATTTTTCTTGTTCGCAGAAGGAGATGAATGCTCTAAGCATAGTTTATACGGAAAAAAACCTGTAGACACATGGTCTAACAAGTTTTTATATCCTCAATTTTATGGAGACCAAGGGCTTTCCGGAAAGTTTGCCGAACCCGAGTGGGAAAGCGAATTCGCTAAAGAGAGCTGCAAGGTACCACCAAGCGATTTTGTTATTTTGTATGTTAGAGAAGCTAATTTGAATTCTATAACTACTGGTTCCGTATGGAATGAGCAACTTAGAAATGGTCATATCTATTATACTACAATTCCTGATGAAGAATACATTTTAACAGTTCAGCACGCTTTATATAAATTTCCTGATTTTATTAGAGATGGAGACGATAAATCACCGACATATGGAGATCCCTTGACTAAAGAGCAGATAAGAAAAGCTAGATCAAATAACGATACTCTTCAAGATATAAGGGATATTAAATTTTCGGAACTTACCCATAACGAAGTAAATGAAAGGGGCGTTAAACCATATACTGAAAGCTGCTTGTGCGACGAAACTAACACGACAAGTTTTATTTCATCTATAAAAGGCTTAAGCCCAACTGATGCCATAGCAGCAACTCCATCTGAAAGCGATAAAGCTGAGCCCATGTCAGATATTAATTTGGAATTTACCGAAGCAATTGTAAACGGAACTAATGTAAGCAAATTTCATACTATTACTCGAGAGGACATGAAGAGGCTCTCTATCTGCTCTAATGCAGCCAGCGATATTAGTGGAAAAATATTTAACTTTACCGACATAAAGCCAGAAACTATATTTGGAGAAGGCACAAATAGTGATGAAGATAAAGCTGTATACAGAAAACTTAAAAATGGACAGCAAGAAAATTTAGTTGACTATATAGCTGACGGCCAATATGTAATGTTTACTGTAACTCTAATTCCAAATAGAAAAGTTCCAAATATAGACTGTCACGATCAAGTAGGATTTAGATTTACGTTTGCGTTTAATTTAAAAGATACTCCAGTTTTGCCATCGCCTAGTGACTGCAATCAAGATCCTGTTTTTGTAGCTGAAAGTGCAGTAGATTTTTCTCCGAATGCCCCTTTTGTCCCGGCGCATAGCGCTAGTACTCAACCTAAATTATATGATACTCCTTTAGGGATACGTAATCCTAGAGTTCAAGACAATTTAGGCGATTTTATAAAACTTGATTTGCCGGGCCGTATGCAAAGAGTAATAGGCGATAACGGCGAGTATGTAAAGAAACTTAATATTACAGATTGCTTATATTTAGCAGGCCAGAGACGTCGCTTTAATGAGAAATTCTCTCACGTTATAGCAGGTCTAGACGATTCAGACGAGTCAGTTATAGAAGCAAATAAAAAGGCTGGAATCAGAATCAAGGGCCAACAAATTTATTCTGATTGGCACAATGGTCATTTTCTTTTGCCCTTCCCAGAACTTCAAGTGGATTTTTCATTTGGAACCCACGTCGGCAACTTGGGAGAAGTGATAACGATGATAACCCCTCAATTAGCAGCAACTGCCTGTAGAGAAACAAACAGCAAACAAATGTCAAATAAAGACAACGACCTAGAATACAACGTTCATTTTGATGCCGCTTCTTTTGACACATTTACCGATATAGCGCTAGATAACGACAGCCTATTTGGAGGAACAGCAAAATAAAATGCCAGTAGGAAAAAAAATAACTTTATTTTGGGACTCTCACAGCGATGAAGAAACTTTTGAAGCTTATCAATATCATGTTTACATAAAGCACGGAAGTCCTTTTTCTAATATCGACACCACTGATGCCGGACTAAGAGGCAAGCAGCAAACAGAAGCCAGAAACAGTTTCGTGGGTAAACTAGGGGAATCAGAACATCATATAGATGCCTCTAGTTATCTAGAGAAAGATGACGAAGGAAATGATCTGAAAGAGTATCAAACGTATAAACTTGAATATTATGCTAAAAATGAAGGAAATTATTACTTTATTATTTGGGCGAGAAAAGACGGCTATTGGTACGGCCCCACTTATTATCCCGGTGTTTATAAAGAGTCTGAAGGCGGCACTTTTGAACCCGCTGGAGTCTCTGAAGACAACGCTGAGCAAAAACCTATAATTATAAATGATTCAAAAGATGAAGCAGGCGTATTTAATTTAGCGAGCCAGATAAGATTATTTGGATTAACTTATAAAACAGGACCAACTGGAGAGTACGGAACTCCAGCTAGTAAATCTTTAGGTAGCTCAGTTTCTTCTTTAAATATTAAAAATGACAGTTCGCCAAGATTTACATTTTCAACAGCCTTTGAAAATAAAGAAGGCATGAAGGATATTTTCTTTGATGCCAAATCTAGAGTAACAATCAGAAAACAAAATATAAATAGCAATATACCTTCTAAAGAAATTTTCTTTGAAATAACAGGTAAAAATTTAGTAGATAATAATTTCACGTTTGCAGATAGGATAAATAGTATCGAAACGGCTAAAGCTCTACAGAATGAAGATGGCACGATTAAAGATTTTATTATAACTGAAAGTGGATTTGCTGCAACTAATTTAGTAACAGAAGAATCAATTCCAATAAGAAACTTTGACGTAGTAATAGAAGCGTACTCAGAGAGAGGTACAAAAACTAGTGCTGGCAATACTGTTCATGACGGTATAATAAATGATTCCGAAAATACTTTTAAAAAAGGCGGAAAGTATGACATTGTAGAAGTTAACCTTTTACCGCCTAGCGGCCTAATGCTGTTAAATGAATATAGCGATAGAGACGGATTTGTTTCCCCACAAAAAGCTTATGATAAAGAGATTCCTTATATTGCTGAGCCTAAAATCAATGACAAAGGAGATATAGAAATCACCCTTATTGAAAGCGTAAATTCAAATAAATCTTTAGATTTAAAATTTATGCCTATGGAAGAAATAATGAGCACTTACTTTGCTGGAATAAAAGGAGGCGTAGTATATTATGCAGATCAACCTTTTACCCTAGACCCTCAACAAATTAAATTAGCAGGCGGAGATAACTCTGAAAACCAGACAGTGACCGTAAAAGGAGGAGGAGTTGATTCGACGATAACCGCCAAAAGATCATTTTTTATAACATCTGATATTAGAAGAGTAGCACCTAATACTATAGCTATTGATTTTCCGCCTTTTAAAAGCCAATCATTTTTATCGACTAATATAGTTATAGGTTTATTTGATAAACTTTTATTTAATAAACATTTCACAGATAATGAATTAGCTAGAACTCAAACTATAAATCAAGTAGTAGCTGAAACTATATTAGGAGAAAAAAATCTTTCTTTTAGTAAAGTTATAGCCCCATTAGACTCTATTGATAAATTTGATCCAAGCAATGCTAAGCATCTAAGTAGACAGCCTTCTTCAATGGCTTTATTTAAAAAGTCGCCTGTAGACGAAGGGGCTAAAGCCCGCTCTTTTAGAGCTTATATTTACATTTCTTTGTCAGCTGACGGAACGGTCAAAGAGTTAGGGAGTAATGGAATATCAGAAATTTCTAGTGAATTAATCTTTGGTAAAGGTAGGTTAATTACAATAAATCTAAAAGAAGACAAGCCTTACATTCCAGTTGTAAACTACTACGGAATTGAAGATGCTGAGTTAGTCGTAAGAAGAGACTTTGCAGCAGGTAATGTTCAAAACTCCGTTAAGATACTAACGCCTAAAAATGATTCTGATCTTTCTGAAGTTAAACTCAAAGTAGAAAATTCTCGAAACTTACAAGATTGTAGAATTTTTGTAGGATTTTTGTCTCCAAGTTAATAAAATATATTAAATGAAGCCGATAGTTTTTTATGGCACAATCAATTTAGAAAGCGACACTTTACACGTTCAATCTAATAAAGATTATTACAGTATAGACGACACCTTTACTTTAAAGATAAACGATTCTTCTTTTGGTATAAAAAGTATTAAAGAAGATAAAAAATGGTTTAAGTTTGATAAAAGCAAGAGACATGATGGAGAAATTTATCTATCCATCGAAAATAACAAAAAAGAAATTTTTAATAAAGATAATATAGAAGTAATTCTAAAAGAATTTAATCCTGAGTCCTACCCAAGCATAACAAGCGTAGGAAAAAACTATAAAGCTGGAGAAATATTATCTATAGAAGGATATGGCGGCTCGGCAAAAATAGAGATAGTTGAAGTTAATGATAAAGGCGAAGTAACTCTCGCAAAGGCTCACGAAGAATCTAGCTTTTTTGTAGATGGATATAGATCCTTTTTCCCTGAAGGGGGATCAGGAGAAGGTTTAGAAGTCGTTTGCGAAATGATTGACAATAATAAGAAAACCGTCTTAGAAAAAACTGTCGTTAACTCATTTTTTTCAGATGGTAAAATCTTAATAAACTTCGAGTATGAAATACCTGAATTTGTAGAAACAGGAGAAATAAAATTAAACAGGAATACTATCACTCTAGATAAACCCTGCCCCAAAGATTTATCAAGAGGAACAATGTGCATTTGTCAGAAAATTGAATACACAGAGAAACTCGGTATACCTCTAGTAGAAAAAGGCACAATTAATTCTTACAATCTATACAACAGAGGCGCTGACATTATAGAACGCCAGTTCTTAGAACTAGAAAAAAGAATAGAAAAGCTAGAGTCTAGGCTTTAGATTCTGCGCCCTCCAGCGTAAGTCGCGCCGTCTCTTAATAATCCTCCCGGTCTTTGCTGCTTGGTTATTTCTTTTTGAACCGCCGCTCTAATTGCATCAGCAAACTTTTTACTATTTTCTACCTCTTGAGACTCGGAGCCTTGCCCGTTTGTATTAGAGTCTTGCTCTTGTGTTTCAACTTGAGCATTTCCAGTCTTGTCTATATTAATCGCAAGATTAACATTATTAGTAGTAACGCCAGCAGCGGCACCTCCTCCGCCAACTAATCCTCCTTGATTATAACCCGGCATGCGTCCGCTGTTCAGCTGAGCCATAAACCCAGTACCGTATTTATTTACAGTTCTTGAGCTCATAACGTACTCGCCGCCCATTAATAATGCGGGAGAACCACCTCTGGCAGACATCATAGTAGGTCCAGCTGAGCTTCCGCCCATGCCCAAGCCTCCTCCACCTCCAAAACCTCCTCCAGCTCCAACTGTTCCAACTTCTCCTGCTCCGGTAAGGCCATCGGTTCCGCTTGGCCCCGGAGTAGGTAAAAGTCCAGCTCCAATTCTTAAACCAGCGCTCATGTAAGCATTCATCAATCGGCCTCTTTTTTGCCTCTTGATATCATCTAATACTTTATCTCTTCTGGCTTGCTCTGCTCTCCTATACTCAAGATAACTTACTAGTTTGTCCTGCCTTCCAAACATTCTGTCGGTTTGTGGATCATCATCTCTAAATATAGCAGCAGTTGAAAGATTTCTGCTTACATTAAAGTTGCCTCCTGTTGGGCGCTTAGGATCATCCCCAGTAAATAAAAATTCTTTTGCAAGAGACACTCTAGCTTTGCCGCCGTTTGCGTAACTATTAATTGCGCTCAACGCTCCGTAGCCAATCTTCTGCGCGGAGCTTTTCTTAATAACATACTCGCCGCCTTGCATCATGGCAGGAACATCGTCTTTAACTCCAGAGCCTCCGGTCACTACGCCGCCTCTATTATATCCTCTAGCGACCTTTCCACCGTGACGCTTAGCGCCAAACATTCCAAATATAGAATTAACCCCCATGCTAATTCCTTGATCTGCAATCTTATCAGCTAAGGCAGCAAATATTCTAAACATGCCATCTTCGAAGCTCTCAGCTCCAGACGCTATATTTTTGATAGCATCCTTCATTGAATCTCTGATCGTTAAAGCTACATCGGTAATGCCTCGCTCAAACTCATTAGTAGCGTCAAGAGTATTGAAAGCAAAAGCTTCTCTAGTTAATTGGCCTAAACCAGCAAAAGGAGCCTCTTTTAGCCCGCCGGAAAGTCTCCCTGCTGCTCTAGCCGCAGCAGCGTCAGACCTCAATTGATCTCCAGTCATTTTGTTAGCTCTGAAGTCTTGCAAAGTAAAACCAGCTCTTTCTCTGGCCATTCCAGCCCTAAGCCTTCTTTCTATCACTTCGTACGTTCTAGCTATTCTAAACTCTGCATCTTTTAAAGCTTTGGCCGCTTCTGCCTCTTGATTTGCAATGTTAATTTGCTTGTCACGAACAGTCTCTAGCGTTGTTAAAGAAGAATTTAAGTTTGTTTCTGCTATATTTCCTTCTTCTACTGCTCTTAATTGAGCAAGTCTAAATTCTACTATCTTTTTCTCAGTCGCTGTAAGTGTTCCCGGATCTTTTGCCTGATCAGCTAACTGTCCTGCTAATTTATCAATTTGACTCCTCCTAAGTTCTACATTGCCCGGAGTGAGGCCACCCAGAAAGTCTCTACCGCCTTTGCCCCTTGCATCAAAGGCCATGTCAAAAAGTTTCTTAGCTTGCGACTCTGTAGACCCCGCCGCTAAATCTCTTTCTGCTTTGGACAGCTTGAGTTTTGTCTCTATATCTGAATCTTTTATATTTTTACGAATACTTGCAGCTTCGTCTTTGTAAGCTCTTTCTGCTTGTGCTACAGCCGCAATTCTCTTCATTTCTGTATCGCCGTACAGTCCAAGAGTATGTTTTTCTTTTGCTATATTAATTTGGTTTTGTATGTCTATTTCTTTTTCAGTTAAAGCAAATAAAGTTCTTCTAGCAGCTTCAGTTTCATCTAAAGAGGCTTTGCGCCCTCTTAATGCAGCGTCACTTGCTACGGTGCCGAATACCCCCACTCTAGCCTCTTTTGATTTCTTAGGAGTGACCTTGCCTTCCGCGGCCTTTTCTGCGTCTATAGCCGCGTCCATCCCTTCTAACATGGATTTTTCGAAGTTACTGAGTATAGCTAGCCTAGCTGGCTTGTTAGTTGTACTATCAAGAGCGTCGAATAACTGCATACCCCTTGTAG